ATTCGTCCTCTCGAGGAAGACGTGAGGGTTATCGGAATCGGGCAGTCAAGGCTAGATGCTGGTTCTTTAGAGGAAACCCATAAATTCCGCCGGACACCGAAAAAGACGAAGACAGTGAAGACGACTGCAGGACAGCGTCGTAAGTGGAAGTTAGCAAAACGGCGACCGCGCTCACGATCGCTTGCATCAAAACGCGGACGTAGGCCTTTAGTTAAGCGTCGGGCGAAGATGCTCACGCGCTTCAAATCGCACAGAACAATTCACAAACGCCCTCCCGGTCGCGGAGGCCGCATCATTTATAGGATGTACCAAGGTATGGACCAGAGAGGTAATAACCTAGTCGAAGAAGTAGCAGACCTGGTCGGAAGCCTAGGAGAGGCCTCTCAGACTGAAATCATCAAGGCATATGCCAATTCCGCTGTTATTGCGGAAATGCTCGGTGCGCGGTTTTTGAGTATGGCCCAGGCCATTGCGGAGAATTTCGAGTCTGAGGAAGACAAGCAGATTGCAGTTGAGCTGACTGATCTTTCTGAGCAGTTCGATGGCATTGCCGCAGATGCGGCGGAGAGTGCGGAGGTTCTCTTTCAGATGTCCGAGGAAGGAACTCTCGCAGAGGGTCTCGACCACGAGGCGCTCGAAGAGGACTTTCAGGAAGTGATGAAAGCGGTTCTCAATGGTCTGGAGATCTACACCGATCTTACCGAAGACGAGGATGATCTTCCGGAGGCCTACGACCCTTTAGGAAAAATGAGCGCGTCGAAGCGCACGGCGGGAAAGGGGTCGCATGGTCCAGACTCCACCAAGCAGATGGGTACTCCGAAGAGGGGCAACTTCCCGCCGCATCCGGCACCGAAATATCAGTACTCGGCTATGGGGGGTACTTCAAAGATGAGCGGGAATCCAGGGTACTAAGGGAAGCACCGCGACTTAGACGGTCGGCATACCGGAGTGGATGGCAAGAGATGATCGGAGCAGAAAATAGGGATCTGAATCCCTTTCGCCGTAAGCGAAAGAGGGAAACCAGTTTCCGAGATTTGATTCGTTTTGAGCCGCTCAAGGGTCTCTTTAAGAAAGGGGGAGCTTACTGATGGTCGCCGTTCCTAGACAAGAGACTCCACTGGCTGGTCGATGGAATCTTCCTCCACTCGAAGAAAGAGTTATCGCCGGACCGGTTCAGCTCCTCGAGGACATTCAATGGGTACGTCTGGAGCTGGTCGAGGGGAAAGATGGCGGTAAGCTGATCATGCGCGGTGAGTTCGCGCGTGCAGGAGTTCCGACAGAGAATAAGCGACTATACACGACGCCGTTGTGGGAGCGAGAGCTTCTCCGTCTCGATCAAGCACTGACTGAGCGCAGAGTTTTTGGCGAAATGGACCATCCTACGGACGGACGCACTCAGTTACATAGGATCTCTCATATCGTAACAGGTCTGCGAATGACACCTGATGGTGTGATTATCGGCGAGGCTGAAATTATTAATACCCAACGAGGTAGAGATCTTCGTGCGATTTTAGAATCAGGCGCACGGGTAGGTGTTAGTTCTAGAGGCTACGGATCCACAATTACAAACGAAAAAGGCCAGGACGTTGTTCAAGAGGATTACAGGCTAGTCACTTTTGACTTCGTCGCCGAACCCGCGAATGTGACTTCCTATCCGAGTATGCATAGGGAGGCGAAGGAAGAAATCATGGCAGCAGAGAGTAAGAAGACGGAACCGGCGAAAACCGCTGCTCCGAACCCCCCAGGCGCTGTTGAAGGTACTGAGGCAATGAAAGGCGAGCTGGCTGATGTAGCCCTCGAAGTATTCGCTAAAGAACGCGATAAGATTCGAGAAGAAGAGCGTGCCAGTCTGCTTGCCGACCCGGGTGTCGCCGGGTCTAAGGCTGCTTTAGACCAAATTCTCGGTGTTTTGCGCGAGCATATTCTCCCAAAAGACGCTGAAGAGGTCGTTAAGGAGAAGGACGAGACAATCGCCAAACTGAAGAACGAAGTTGCAGAGCGTGACCTCAAGATCACGGGGCTGGAAGAAGAAGTAGATAAAGTTGCGAGTGTCGCTCGCGAAGTCGGTTACAAATTCTTCCTGGAAAATCAGATCTCGGGTCTGAAGGACGCGAAAATTCTTCGGAGCATGGTCGGTGAGGTTACTCAGTATGAGAATCCTGATGCGATCAAGGCGCGGCTCGAGGAAGCAAAGCAAGAAGTTGCGGACCGTCAGGCGAAGCAGCAGGCGCTCGACGAGCGTAGGCAGAAAGAGCTGGATCTTGTCGAGGAAGATAAGAAGAACGTTAATGTGCGTTTGAGTAAGACAGAGGCTGCGTTAGAAAAGGCAGTCGAGTTGAATCAGGCGTTGTCGCTCGAGATATATACCTCAAGCCGCGTAGCGACTCACCCGAAGGCAGCAGAGCTTAGGGATATGTTTGAGCATATTTCTGTGACTTCTAAGGCGGAAGTCGATCGTCTGATTGATGACTACAAGCAGGTGCCCGTTAGGGATCCTGAAACTTTGGAGCAGATTCGGGCGCGAGTTAGAACTGTAACGCAAGGTGGTCTCAATACCACACCACTCGAAGAAGAGCGGGGCCCCGAAGGTCCCGGCAATAATGATAACTATAACGGCCTCGGGGTGTCTTTAGCCGAACTTCGAGCGCGTGCTGAACTGACGAACTAATTATTCGTAGGAGGAAACCTCAATGGAGGCACGTAAGATTTTGATGGAAGAAGGCCGGCGCACCATCGCTGATGAGAGTTACGTCGGGGCCCTAGTACATAAGTGGGGCGATTTTCTAGAGGGCATGCCTGATCAATCCAAGCATCACAAGTATGTCTTGGGCACCATGGCCATGCTCATGGAGAACCAGTTTCAGTATTTGAACAATCTGAACGAGGAGATGCGCTCCGTGAATGTTGGCTCATTCACGAAGTTTATTTTCCCGGTTCTTCGTCGGGTGTTTCCGAATCTAATCGCTAACGAAATTGTCTCGGTTCAGCCGATGACTGCTCCGGTCGGCGCGGTGTTCTTCCTCGATTATATCTATGGAACGACCAAGGGTGCGACGACTGAAGGTGCCGTATTCCCTCGTGACTTCGATAAGGACTACTCGAGTGAGTTTATCAACGGCGAGCCTTTAGTCACTGGTAACGGAACTGATTTCGGTGGTGGTGGTGCAACGCTCGGTGTTGTTCTTGCTTTCACGCCAGTTCGACCCCTTGATAACGCACGTGGCTTCCAAGTCACTATCCGTGAGATCAGCGCAGCTGATGGATCGACGGTCCAAGAGGCAATCGATGATGGAGCGGGCGCGTTTACCGGAGATGTGACGGGTGGTTCTGTAAACTACTCGAACGGATCGCTTACCGTTTTCCGTTTCACGAACCCCCCGGCTAACGGGAATCAGGTAAAGGCTTTCTATTTTTACGATGGAGAGCTAAATACCAAGATTCCGCAAGTTAACCTTGACGCGAAAAGTCCGTCGGGCGAGATGTAAAAGAAATATCGATAACGATGTCTACGTCATCCGGAAGCTCATATTCGCTCCGGTTGCTCTCGACAGCTAAGAAGACCTGACGTTTCAATCCTTTTTTGGCAATGAACCATCTTCTGGCTTCAACGAGGGAATCCTCGAGCATCTCACAGGTCAAATGGACAGTAACTATAGGCGCACCGAGCTGACGCAGTACCCACTGCCCCAGTTCTTCTTCGTTCATCAGCTCATTGAGCACCGCCATTTCTACTTACCGTCGTCGTCTTGTCCTCCGATTCTGCTGGGCCGAACGAAGATCGTCAAAGGAAGGTTCTAGCGTGTCTTCTGACACACTAGAGTCAGGAGACACTTCTTCTAAAACCCTGACGTCCTTGTTGATTTCTTCGAATTTGGGCGTCTCAACGGGCTCCGTAAGAAGGGGCGCCGATTCGGCCACAGGTCGAGAATCCAGAAGCTCCATGAGAAACTGAGGACACCATCGAGCATACTGATCGCCCTCTAGGAGAGTCCCAGAAAGAATCTTTCCTCCACCTGGAAGAACGACCTCATTAAGCCCAGGCCGCATGCGGAATCGTCTAGGCATTCGCAGCCGCCTCAGACTCTCCCTCACCCTCTGGCGTGTCCTCTTCGGTAAGTACGGACATCTCATCCAAAAGCGAGCTGAAGTCCTCCTCGAGCTTGTGAGCCTGCTCGTGCAATTGGCCCGCAAGTTGCGCAAACCCAGAAAAACCCTCTGAGAGGCTCTCACACAGAGCATTGATTCGTTCAACAGGATTACTCTCAGCCTGCGGCTCCTGCTCGACTGCAGTCGCCGAGCCAACAACACCGAGGGAGACCAATTCCTTAACTAAAGAGACACTTCTCTCAGTCACGGTTACACCTCATTCACTTTTCCTAGCCTAAATATACCAGACTGCTTGAGGCGACCGTCTGTTCGGCCGCCTCTTCAGCTCTCGTATACGACTACAGATTGAGAATACGCATCTGACCGTAGAACTCCTGACGAAGAAGTTTCTTAGCGTACCTTGTGCGCATTCCCTTACGGAATGTGAAATCATTCGGGTCAAGGAACGTAGGCGTAATCTGCAACGGAATATAGGGCGCCCAAACGAATCCGGCGTCCAAGTAGCTTTCGCCCTTGAGACCGATCATCATCTGGTCACGTGTGAAGAACGGATCTTCGTACACGTTCCATTTATTCATCAACGTTCCGGTCTTATAGATTCCAAACTGACCGTGAGGCATTCCGCCTGGTCGAATCATATCGACCGGTCCGTACGGAGAATCCATTCCCGCCGTCCACAAAGGCCGGAAGTCACCGTGAGTCTGGAGCTGGGTGAGCAGCGCGCTGACTTCAGGCGATGTCACAATCCAGTTCGCGGGCGCACGGAGGCTCTTCTTGTGAATCAGATTACTGATGGTCGAGATCGTGGTGATCATCGCCCTCAAGTGATCCAATTCATTAATACCTGCCGGGGGAACCCGATCGAAGGTTCCAGTCGTTCCGGTCGAAACCGCAAACAAGTCCTGGATGATCTCTCGGTCGATTTCCAGCGCGATTTCCTGAGCAACGGCCGAAACGATTTCCGTCTCAGCATCGATGCCGTGGAATGCACGCAGATCCTCAGCAGCTTCACTCGACCATAGCGCCTTGAGTCGCCGCGCAATGGCCT